CTTCCGGCATGGAGGATTTTTCTTTTTGAGACGCGCGTTAGTCCTTCGGGCAAGTTTTCGATTTGACATAACATCAAATCACCATGCCGATAATTTTTTAATTCCATTTTGACCTCTCTTTATAAGATTATATTGATTCTGTTTCATTTTATTTTCCCTATTATAAGAATAGGGTATTCTCCTGTCCCGTTAACATCCATAGACAGTTTGATTTTGGTTTTCCTTTTATCCAGTTCTATTGAGTTAAGGAATTGTGCCGGAATCCTGATTGTCGGATTCCGCCTGTTTACTGTTAATATTCTTTTTGCCATTTTGTTGTATCTGTATTTTTTTTTAGAAGTTATTGCTAACATAACGCTATTCCTAACAAATGTCAAAATATTTTTTCAACAAACTCTATAATAATAGAATAAGATTCTCCTATTCCCGTCCTTCCTACTACTGCGCTTAAAAAATTGTACATATCTATTCTCCAGTTAATTAAAAATTATGTTACCAAATATTTGATAGCGGATTATTAAAAAATCCTGCTTACCAAGAACAAAAACCGTTTTTCCAAGTTTACACTTCATCGTCGTTCTCTTCGCTTGTATATTCGTGTCCACCAGCCACAAGCATCCACGAAAAGAAACCAACAATTATTATCGAACAAACAATAATAAAAATAATTCCTCCGATTGTCATTTTGTACCTCCAAATTTTTCTTGGTATTCTTTGTTAATTAACATCTCCACAATACTTCCTTGTGATGCCCGAAGTTGCGTTTGTTTGTAGAAGCGCACCAGTTTATTTAACTTCTTTTTTACAACTGGGTACATTTTCACCGTGGTGTTTTCTGCTATTTCAGCCATTATGATTTCCTTTATTTATTTTAACCTCACAAGCAACCTAAGAAAAATACTTGGCATTGTCAAGGTATTTTTTCACAATCACAAAAATATTTTTTTTCTTGACATTGGGGAAAATAATATTATATTTATCACAAGCGAAATTAAAAGGTAAGTACAAATGAAAAATTTAAGCCCCAAACTCCAGCAACTCGCCAGACTTGCCTTGATTTCGCTAATCGGAGTGAGGGGCTGTTTATATAATTAGTGGGAGTAGAAGAAAATGTCACGACAATATAAGCTTGTTGATAAAAGAACAGGTGAAGAAAAATTCGTTGGTAGATTACCAGAAGCAATTTTACGGCATAACTAAAATCAAGGAGAAATAAAATGGCAACTAATTTACCTTGGGAAGAAAAATTAAATGTTTTCCAAATTGATCCGCGACAAGCAACTTTGGAAGATATAAGCAAAATGGCAACTGAACTAATTGACGAACTTAATGAAGAAGAAAGCTATTTGTCCGATCTTAAAAAACTCTATACAGATTTATGTAAAAAATCGGCTAATTATACAAGAAAAATCATTTCTATAAAGCAAGACGAGTTAAAGGAAGTTTACAATAACCGAAACATCGGGTTAAACGAAGCCATAAAGTGGCTTCGAAATTTTATTGAGCGGAGGAGTATGCACTGAAATCAAATACCGTGGAAAAGAAAGATGAACGACATGAAATGTACGAACCCTATTTCGGTTGGTGCGATGTAGAGGGTTGTGAGAGCGAAGGTTCTTCTGGCGGTTGTTGTTGGAAAGAAACTGGATATTGGACTACATGCGACGAACACTTTAAACAATGCCGTGAAGGTAAGCCACAACCAAAGATGAAACAATCTGCTATCGAACGTGAAGGTAGGAAATATAAAATAAAATATATGCGGATTTGACATTGATGAAAATATTGATTAAATTCACTATAAGCTAAATCAAGTATTGAAGAATGAAAATAAAAAAGAATAAGCCCGTTTTTATAAGTTACTTTGTTTTGCCCTCCTCAAGGTCATTGCTTGGTTTAGCCCCTTATAAATTCGGGCTTTCTTATAAAGAGAGGAATTAATGGCTGTTTACCGACAAGTTCAGATTACTTATTGGCAGGATAAGTTTGTTTTGAAATTAACGCCGGAAGAAAAATTTTTCTATTTATATCTTTTAACAAATTCGAAAACTAAACAATGTGGTATTTATGAATTGCCCATTGAGATAGTGCAAGTCGAAACCGGATATAATAGAGAAACTATAATTAAACTAATACAAAAATTTATCGAGTATAAAAAGATTAAGTATGATTGGGAACACGAGGAAATTATTATCTTTAATTGGTTAAAACATAATCCAATTAAAGATAATCTAAACATCGTCAAATGCATAGAAAAGGAGCTTAGGGAGGTACACAATACCGACCTAATCCCCCTTGATAGCCCCTTGCAAGTCTTCTTACAAAAAGAAAAAGAAGAAGAAAAAGAAAAAACAGAAGAAGAAGGACAACTTGAAACCGCGCGTATGTTATGGATTTCTATTTTTACCAACAATCCGGGAAGTGTAGAAAAAGAGTTTGTAAGTGAACGCATAAAGTTTGGCGGTATCTCTTATACTAAAAAACTATTCCGTGATTTTAGGGAAATGGGATTTCATAAGGTTAGAACTATGAAAGAGGCGCTCGACGAAAGCGGGAACATAAAACCAAAAAGCCAAAATGAAACGAGAAAAGAAATAACCTATGATGAATTTTGCAAACTTCCAATTGACGGGCAGAAAAAATATAAAAAAAACAAAGACAATAATATTTGGGAATTGATTAATGTCTGATATAATGCAAAATATTGAAACGGAAAAAAGTTTATTAGGACAAATACTTTCTGATCCTACAAAAATCCATACCGTAAGAGAGTTACTAAAACCGGAACACTTTACGGGGAAAAACAGACTTATTTACCAATTAATGTTAGAACTTAATAACAATTCTATTCCTATCGATTCCATAAGTCTGTATGAAAAATCAAAAAGAGACGAATCTGTTTTAACGGTCGTTGATATTTCGGAACTACAAAATCAACCCTATTGTAACGTTGAAACCGCTAAAAGAATAATCTATGAAAAATATGTTGTTTCTGCATTAAAACAATTCAGTAAAAAGATAATCAGCACACCCGATAGCAAAGACCCATTCGAAATAATAGAAGAAGCAGAAACGGAATTTTTTAATCTTACACAAGGAGCGTTTAAAAAATCGTTCATGCAGTTAAAGGATATAAATGCACAAACGATAAACAATATTCAAAAAATAAAATCAAAAGGAATAGATGAGTTTATAATAAATACGGGGTTTGTAGATTTAGATGATTTGCTCGGCGGATTTATGAAAACAGATTTGATAATCCTTGCCGCACGTCCTTCGATGGGAAAAACAGCACTTGCTTTGTCTATGGCTAAAAACATGGCGGAAGACGATTTTGGAGTAGGAATTTTCTCTTTAGAAATGGGGAACATACAACTTTCCGCGCGGTTAATGGCATTAGAATGTGAGATACCAATTAATCGTATTCTTAGAGGTAAATTTAGCGATTCTGAATCCGCAAACATTACGCGGGCAGTTTATAGAAACGATGCTTTACCTATTTTCATTGACGACACGGGCGCACTTGATATATTCGAATTAAGGTCTAAAGCTAAAAGATTGGTTTCCGAAAAAGATGTTAAAATAATTTTTGTTGACTATTTACAGTTGGTTTCTGCTAAAGCCGATTCAAGAGAACAACAGGTTTCTTTGGTTTCGAGGAACTTAAAAGCAATGGCTAAAGAATTGAATATTCCCGTTGTTGCTCTTTCGCAACTCAATAGATCATTAGAGGCGAGAACACAAAAGAAACCACAACTTTCCGACTTAAGGGAGTCCGGCGCGATTGAACAGGACGCGGATATTGTTATGTTTATACACCGTCCCGAAGTTTATGGAATAACAAAAACAGAAAACGGAATGCCAACCGAGAATTTAGCTCAGGTTATAGTTTCTAAAAATAGGAATGGTTCAATCGGCGATATTAATTTAACGTTCATAAAAGAAAAAGCGAAGTTTGAAAGTTATTCAACAATGAGTTATAGAGAGGCGTTTTAATGTACCCCTATAAAATAAAACCCGTATTAAAAGAAGAATATATTTCAGACAAAGGCGAAAAGAAAACCTTAGAAGATTGGTACACCTGGGCTATGGAAAGAGACGCTTTTATTACGGGGAATAATAATACGGGCGAGGCAGAAATAGTCAGAGGAACAGAAAAAATAAAAGTAATTTTAAGAACAATAAGAAAATATTAATAAAAAAGAGGGGAAATAAAAATGATAAAAGAGAAATTAACATATTCACCGATGAAAGGAAAACCCGGACATTGTTTTATGGCTCAGGTTTGGGATTCTGATGGTTTTGATATTGTTTCAATTAACAGCCGATATGGGGCGAGAAAATCAACCGAATATGCCAGATTATTCGCGTCTTCACCGGATTTATATGAAGCATTAAAAACCGTTGTTGATAACATAGACCATTGGTTAAAAACTGGTGAACCTGCCAATAAAAAAACATCAAAAAAGATATATAATAAAGCTCGTAAGGCATTGTTAAAAGCGGACGGAGGTAAAGAAAAATGAAGAAAATAGCAATAATATTTATAGTCGCTTTTTCTTTAAGAGTGACAACGTTATTATATTTTGCCTATCAATATAACAACTACTCGCACAAAGAAAGCGATGCGAAAGCGCACTATGAAACGAGTATAAATCTTGAAGTCCCCAAAGAGAGCCAAGAAAGAATAGGATATAAAAATTGGTATGAGCGCTCTCCGGCTTATGTTTTTTATTTGCACATTACTAATCAAAGTTTATTGTTGCAGATGATTCTAAGTTCTTTAACTGTTGTCTTTTTGCATAAAATAAACGAGTTAGCGGGTTGGTTGTGGTGTTTTTATCCTCAAAGTATAATTTTATCATTCCAATATAATAAAGAGGTCTTATTATGGTTTGTTTTAGCCGGACTGTTGTTCGTAATTCATTATTCTTTTTCGCGGTTATCTTCTCGATAATGTTGTTTAATTCTTATGGGAGTGTGTTAGCGTTTAATCTTTATGAATACAAACCCTTTGGAATAATGCAAAACATTTTCGAAATGTGGAAGCCGTCGTTTGGGGTGAGCGCAGAATATTCGCCTATCTTTAATTGGTTACAAATGCCTTTTTATATTTTTCTACTTTTTTATTTTTTGCGCAAAACAGAAATATTCTCATGGCAATTTTTATTATTTTTAACAATAACTTTAACCTATGGCATAATACACGGAAACGCAAGATACAGAGAACCATTTATCATGGTGTTGGTCATTTGGTTCTCAGAAAGAATGACTGAGAATAAAAAGAAATTCGATGGATATATAAATATGACATTAAGATAAATTTATAAAAAGCTCGGGGAAAATTAAACTTGCATCAAACAGGCGCAATAAAATAACAAGGTGTTAGCACTCCTTACGCGCCCAACTATTTAATCACAAAACAGGAGGAAATGTCAAGATAAAAATTCAGGAAAGTTTAAGAGCAAACAGAAACACAAGCCCGGAACTCTCGCCGGGCTTTTTTGTATCAAATTGGTTAAACAATAGTTAGTTTGCTTTGCGCCTTTTATTTCCAAAATCTCCAACAAGGTTTATACCTAATCTCTTCGCCATATTTTTTATTGAATCGCAATGATAATAATTGTCTTCTTCATCCCAAAGTTTTTGTAAACGTTCTTGGTAAACCTCTTTCGGTTCTTCCACTTGCTCAACCCTAACTTTGTATTTAATTATTTTTACGTCTCCATTAAAAGAGGATGGTTCGTTAAACGTTAGGTTGCTCACTTCATGTGAGCTTATTCTTCTAAATGTTTCAAATTCGATGGTTTTGAATTCTTCTTTTGTTCGCTTGATTGTTTCCGATTTCATTGCCGCCTCCTACTTTTTTAATGATTCTAATTGATTTGCTGGTTATGGGTTTTTGCGCCGGACATCTTTCGAAGCTTTCTTAACGAGATAATCTGCATAGCTTGAATCTTTGCGCGCTTCGTCTATAATTTGTTTTTCGCCGGGCGTTACACGCATAGAGGATATGATTTCTGTTCTGCCTCCTTTATGCGATTTAATTTCGCGTTTCATTGAGCACCTAAACAGAGACCGTGTTTGTAAGCACCTTTACGAGTAGCATCACGATGATGTTCACCGTTGATTGTTATTTCGATGCGATCAGACCAAGTGCGGATGTTTCCTTTTTGTTCAGTTGAATCGATAACACTATAAGACGAGGGATTCATTTTTGAGATTTCTTTTAGTGATTTCATTGTGTTCTCCTTTAGTCTCTTAGACCAATTGATTGATTGAAACGTGATTTATTTTGCATGTCTTCAAATGATTGACTGTGTTTAATGTCGGAAGTTTCTATTTGAAAATCGTCTTGGTCGATGAAAAACAAACTTACTTGATTCAAAATGTCTTGTTGCTTGAATGACATCTTGCCAGTGTCCAAAACTGTTGTTGCTACTTTTGATTGGAAGTTGCCAAGATTAATGATTCTTTCAAGTTCTTTTTTCGTTTCTTCTTTGATCTTCATTTTAGTGTCTCTCTTAATTTCTGATGTAAAGATATGTGTTTGTATATACAATGTCAAGAGAAAAATAAAAAAAATAAAAATTATTTTTAAGGCAATACCCATAAAAAGAGATTCTCTAATTAAGGGGGTATCCTTAAACAAAAATTATTTTTTACTTGCGCCTGATTGTAGAATTTTGTAAATTGCAAACAAGAAATAATCGTGTGAGGGAAAAATGGAACGCCCATTCAAATTTACCATAATAGACAATAAGACAAAAGAAGTAATAAACGAAACAAATATTGAGCCACATTTACACGATTTGCAAACATGGGAAGAAACCGGAGAACCAAACAGAAAGGAATTAAAGCAAACCAAAACCGTATTTATGGACACGCGATACGAAGCAAAATTGAGATTATACAATTATTTAACTTATACGAAAAATAGATTAGAAACCCCCCAATATTTCCCTTATGCAAACACGGAAATAGGGAAAGAAATCCCGATGTTGAATTTTTAGAAACTAACCAACGGAGGCAATCAAAATCAAATCAAAATTAGTAAAGGAAAGTAGATGTCCCTCTAAACATCGGCTTTGAATAAGCCCGGCAAGTCGCCGGGTTTTTTTAGTTTCTCACCGCTTGCATCTAATCAAAAAAAATGCTATATTTAAGACAAATGAAACCGATAAGACATCCGCTAACCAAGGACACGCGGGAAAAAGAGGTCGAGCGGATAATAAAAGAATTTGTAAATAAAAATAGAAGAAATTCAGCACTAAAATAGAAATCCAATAGAATTTACTATGTTCGTGAAAGGAAGAGAAAAAACAGGAGGGAAGAAAAAGGGAAGTAAGAATAAAAGCACTTTACTTTTCCAGGGTCTATTAGAGAAGGACAAAGTAGATTTACTTAAAGTAGCTATTAAACTTGCAAAAGAAGGGAATGCTACCATTATGAACAAGTTGCTCGATAAGATGCTGCCGAACATAGAATCGGAGGCAGCAAAAAATCCATTTGTAGAAAATAAACCCAAAACAATCACCGTCGAGTATGTTTAATGAAAACAAACCGCGCTTATAGAGAATATTTGACAAACCATAAAAGGTTTAATGTACTTTACGGCGGAGGCGGTTCAGGTAAATCTTATTCGATAGCACAAAAGAAAGTTCTCAAGATAGTTTCATATCCTTACGTTAAGGAGTTGATTTTAAGAAAGAATTTCGTTTCGTTAAAAGATTCTTGCTATGCTTTGTTACAGCGAGTTATTTTTGATGAAGGATTGCAAGATGATTTTTATTTCACCGTTTCACCCCTGGAGATAATTCATCTTCCAACAGGTAACAAGTTCCTATTTAGAGGGATGAAAGATGAGCGAGACCGGGAAAAGGTCAAATCAGTTCTTGACCCCACCGGGGCGTGGTTAGAGGAAGCAAATGAATTTGAGCGCGAAGATTTAACACAGATTAATTTAAGAGTACGCGGTGATAACGAAACACCAAAAGAAATTGACATTTCGTTTAACCCTATTGACGAAGACCACTGGTTGAAAGATAGGTTCTTTGATAATCCGACTGACCTCGATAATACTTTTATTTTACGAACTACTTATTTGGATAACAAAACATTTTTAGATGATGAATATATAAGCACACTTGAAAAACTGCTAGATGAAGATGAGAACTTATATAATATTTATACTTTAGGGAAATGGGGTACGGTAGATAATCGCGGATTAATTTATAAAAACTACGATGATGAATTGAATGTCTGTGATTATGCTTACGATAAAAACCGACCCATTATCGTTTGTTGTGATTTTAACGTTGACCCGATGAAATGGGCGTTGGTGCAAAATATAAACGGTATTGATTATGTGTTTGATGAAGTAATCGGGCAAGATACAACGACCGAGGAAATGGCGAATAAACTACTAAATAAATATGGGAACATCCAATACCATTTTTTCGGAGATTATTCTGGTACGTTTAGGCATACGTCTTCTCGATCTACTGATTATGATATTATTAAACAATATGTCCCGACTATGGAATTAAATATACAGCCCAATCCGCCGGTAATCGAGCGATTTAATACGTTTAATTGGAGATTGTGCAATAAGGAGGGAAAACGCAAGTTAATGTTTGATAGAAAATGCTTGCATTCCCGCGCCGATTGTAAGCGCGTAAAGTACAAAGAAGGATATAGAGAAGAAGATAAAGAACAGGAAAAATACGACGGGCGCAATCCGGCCCAGTCTTTGGTGCATATTTCAAGTGCGATCGGTTATTACTTAGTTTATAGTTATTCAATAAAAGGGAAGCCCGTTTATGGCGGAGGAAAATTATTATGATACCTTATAATATCGGAACTAATATAATTGCAGACTTATTCAAGAATGCTCAAAAACTATCGTTAGAAAATGAAATTGAGATATTCCAAGAATTTGAGGCGTTTTATCAAAACGATAGCGAATTAATCGAGGACTATATAAAAGCAGACTTAGAACCGATTTACTCAAAGAAAACGCTTGACACTTTATTAATAAGGCACAAGGATTCAATACAAAAGGTTCTTAGGTTAAAGGTTGCGGGTTTGTTCGATAACGAGCCGACAAGACGCATAGTTAAATCAGAAACCGACGAAAACGTTGAATATGATGAGGTTTTGACGAAGATATTAGATGCTTCGAAATATAACCAACAAATCAAAGAAGCTACAAAGCAGGCGTTATTTTTTAATACTGTTTTGGTTCAGCCAATATGGAGAAACGAACAACTTGAACTCGATATTTACAATCATGCGTATTGCGATGTTAAGGTAAGTCAGGAAGATTACCTAAAACCTATCGAGGTTTATCTAACCTTTGTAGATCAACAAACAGGCGAAGTTTTCGTTGCTGTTTGGACTGAAACAGACCATTATCTTTTAGATGCAAACGGGGAACAAATAAGGGAATGGAACGGAGAACCGCTTGCTAATAATTACGGTGTCCTCCCTTTCTCTATTTTAAGAATAAGGCAAGGGAAAGATTTTTGGGGTGAACCAAATTGGAATTTACTTAATACACAAAAAAGTTATGATATATCATTAACTAACTTTAAGCAAATAGAATTATTCCAAAGTTTCGGCGTTTGGACGGCTATAAACATGGGACTTGGTGAGACCGAAAGACTTTCGCCGAACAGTATAAAAACAGTTGAGAATATTAGAACCGATATGCAACCGCCAAAACTTGAAAATGTTGTTCCAAATACACAGTTTGGCGAATTACGAAATAATTTAGAATGGGATTGGAAAACCACGTTTAGTAGCGAAGGACTTGCAGGAAATACAAGCGATACCGAGACACAATTACAGAGCGGAGTTTCTAAAGGGTATGACGAAATAGAAACCCAAATACAACGCGAAGACTTAAAGAATCTTCTTTATTACTTTGAAAAAGATTTGCTTGAAAAATGCAGAATAGTTTATAACGCAGAGACCGCACAAAACAAACTTAACAAAGGCGAAATAGAAGTAGTTTACAGTGAAGAAAAACCGTCAGAAACAATCCAGGATAAGAAGCTCCGCCGGGAGATGGAAAAACAATATAACCTAAAAACCGAGATTGACTTCGCTGTGGAGGACTTTGAAATAGATAGAACCGAAGCAATTGCGCTAATTTCGAAGAATATGGGATTGCCGGAAGGGACGGATGAATTGACTTTAATAAGTTCGTTAAGTAAGTTAGCAATACAGCAAAATAACTCCCCGTTATCACAGATAAAACAAAGAGTGGGGGAAATACAAAAGCAAAAAGGCGTATAGGGAAGCAGCTGCTAAAAGACAGTGATCATACATGATAAATGAATTTGATAAAAACTTTCTTGAATCCGAACTTGATAAACTCGAAGCGGATTTTATAAAACGGATAAATCTATTCCTTAAAGGAGGACTAAGAAATATTGACTTAGTCCAACTATACGCGGAATTAAATCTATTTGAAGAATTAAACGAATCCGGATTGAATAAAGTAGTTGACAAACTAAAATCAGAGTACGCCGGAATAGTTGAAAACATTATCGGTAAAGTAGAACAAAAAGGTTTGGGTATTAGTGGTTTGTCGGTTGACGAACTGGAAACGATAATAAATCTTAGAGCCGATGAATTACTCGGTCGTGCTAATGCGTATGCTTTGGAATTCAAATCGGGACTATTACAGGGGTTTGCGAGTGGTTTAACTGATGATGAAATAATAAGTAAATTGCAGTCTAATATTCCTTTAAAGTCAAATCAACTTATTGCGGCTGTAAATACGGCGCGGTCTGAATTCCAAGCAACGTCAGTACTTAAATTGTTTGAAGATAATCCCGATACAAGATTTAAGATGAATCACATAATAGACGACCGGACGCGATGCCAATGTAAAGCGGTTGCTTTATATCAACCAAAGGCGGGATTTACAAGGGCAGAAATAGACGCGGGTGCATGGACTAAGATAGCTGAACAACATTGTCCTTCGTACGCCAAAAGTTTAGGCGAAGGTAAGGCACAACCATATAACTTAGTAAATAGAGGCGGTTTTAATTGCCGTGGAGTAATAAACATTGTTTAACTTATCAAACATATTGAATATCCCTTATAATAAAGCAAAAGAAATCGGACAAAAAACGGTTCAGGATATTTATGAAGATTTTAAGGCGGGTTTGTTCCAAAACGGACAAAGCGGACTTCAATATATTAGCCAACAATATAAACGCTATAAAGCCAACGGAATGAACCGGTTCGTTAAAAAGGGACGGCTCAAGGCGTATTACGGCAGAACTATTGAGAGCACAAATACATCCTATGTAGATATGACTCTCACGGGAAGACTTAAAAAAGGTCTGCACTTAAAGGGCTTCTCAAAAGGTTCTTGGTTGTTTAGTTACAGACCGGAAGACGCGGGGAAAATCGAAGGGAATCAGAAATATGGGCGGGAAGTGGTAGGATTAAACGATAAGAACAAAGAACTATTCAAGAGTAGATTAATCTCTACTTTTGACGAAAATATAAGAACTCAACTAAAAGACATTAAAATCGTGGTAAAATTATGACAATACTTTTTGAACCAAAATATCAAATCGGCGACCTTGACATTAATTAAAAAAAACATTTTATTATGAATGAAAAATTATGGTAACTATATACAAGAGAGACCCAATGAATAATGAACAGAAAAAAGCATTGAAAAAATTAATAGAATACGTCGAGCCGGATGAGTGCGAAAATTTTAATGAATCCAGTGAAGACGAAAAGCAAAACCACATTTATAAGGATATTCTGATACTCAAAGATTTCTTGGGTCTATTAGATATATAGTTACCAAAATTATTAATTTAGAGCAGGAATTCGGCTCTTTTATTTTAAACTCGGAGGAGTAAGTATGGCGGATGCCAGCGAAATACTAAAGGATGTTGAACTTACAGACGAAGTAAAATCAAAATTAGTAGAAAAATTAAATCCCGTGTTTTCTAATTACGAAACGCAATTGGTTGAATCTAAGAACAAATTAGATGAAGCAATACAAACGCGGCAGAAAGCAAAAGAGAAAGCTGATGAGCTTGAAAGGCAAATAGTTTCGGGTAGCGCTCAATCTCAAGAATTGCTTACCGCTAAACAAAAAGAAATAGAAAGACTCGGCGGTGATTTGCAAAAGATTACCACCGAAAAGGATGAGCTTACAAAAATAACAGACGAAATACAAACAGAAAGGAAAAAAGAATTATTATCTAAAATGCCGGAGGGCAAACTTCGAGAATCCTTGAACAAAATTTCTGATTTGAAACTCCTATCAGAACAAATTGAGGCAATATTGGAAAATATTCCCGATAAAAGTTCGTCTTTTAATGGTAGAGGCGGAGGCAAAATCATTAAAGATGGCGCGAAATGGGACGGTTACACATCAGAAGAAAAAGAAGAGTTGAGAAAAAAACATTTCGATACTTACGACAAACTATATTATGAAAAATACGGCAGACATGCCTCAAAGGAGTAAAACATGGCAAGAACAAAATTATCTGACGTGAATTTCCAGTCCAATGTGTTTAAGGACACTTTGGATGGAGAATTTACTAACAAGTTGCAAATATCCAACGGGATATTGGCAGAAGCCCCAGAAGAATTAATTTCCCCGGTTGCTGGTTACACACAGGAAATTCCTAAATGGAATACTATTTCCGGTTCAACTGTTCCGATTACCACATCATTAACTACATCCTACAACCAACTTACTGACTATACGGACAAGTGTATCTGGATGGAAAGAGAAGTTGCTTGGAGTGCGGAACAGATGTTAATGACGGTTGCCGGGACTGATAAAGACGCAACAGAGCAGACAGCCCGCCAACTTGGAACTTATTTAGCCCTCGAAGTTCAACGACTTTCATTAAAAGTTATTGATGGCGTATTTGCAACAGCTTTGGCGAGTTCACACGTTAAATCCGACAACGGCAATACTATCAATATCGAAGGTGTTGAAGCCGCAAGATTGTTACTCGGCGATTCAAAGAAAGATTTAAATAATATCATCATGCATTCAAAAGTAGAATCAGATGCTTTGATTGCAAAGATATTGACATACGATAAATCCACTGTTGATTCATATGTTAGTGGAAACAGTGGTAATGTTTTAGGCATGACCCCATTTGTTGACGACGATTTAACACCGACAGACGGATTATATACATCTCTTATCGGTACGAAGGGAGCTATTGTTTATAAATTCCGCCCGCGCCCTCAAACAAGATTAAATAATGCTAATATCGTTAGACTCGGTAATAATGTTGACTTAGAATTATATAGAGCATCAGAGACCGCAGGCGGATTAGATAATATTATCTTGAGATTTTCTATCGCTATTCACGTCCCCGGTGTTAAATGGGACACCACGGGTGGCGTTGCTTCTAATCCAACGGACGCTCAATTAGCCACTGGTGCAAACTGGTCTAAAGTAGCCCCGACAAAATTAATCAGACTTGTACAATATAAATCAAACTAAGGAGGAAAGAAATGAAGAAATTATTTGGTCTTTTGTTTTTTGTTTTGACTATTTCCTCTTTTGCTCAGGAGATAGTCCCAGTAGTTACCGATACAATAGGAAATTCACAAAAACCCGTAACTTATATTGCTTTGGGTTCTAGAACAACACAGATTTTGGACTCTCTTGTAATACAAATAGTTTATACTGGCGAAATAGACATTGATAGACTTATCGTAACTAAAGGTGCGCTTACCACTGTCGGGGCAAACCCGTCAAGCACTACTTTCGAAGCTGTCGGTTCTCCCGATACCACAACCTTAACAGTAGATGAAGCGGCGGCTGGTATTGCGGCTGGTGTTTATTCGGCTGTAAGTACCGGGCTAAATGATTTGGATGGTTTTGATGCTGTAAAGATAAGTATTGAGTCAGGAGCTTCTGGGAATGATTCTTCCGACCCTAACAAATACTATATTAAATTATTCAAATATTACCGTCCAAGCAAAAGTTATTAATACGTGGGGCTGAATAAGCCCCTTTTCTAAAGGGAAAAAATGAAAGAAAAAAATGAAGATATGAAGCCGTCTGAAAAATTCGAACTTACTGATGAAATAAAAACAACCGGATATTCCAATAAAATTGAAGGCAGACTAATAGTAATTACGCCGACAAAGAAAGAATATGGGATAAATCCGTTAAACGGTCAAAACGAAGTACATACAACACAGGAATCTTTTGTCTATATTGATAGCAAACCGACCGGAAAGGATTATTTCGAAGACCTTACAGACGAACAGATGCACCAATTATTAATCGCTAAAGTAATTAAATTATCCAAAGGACAAAAAGGACTTTACAGAAAATACTTGGAAAAGAAATATGCTTCGGAGTAATATCAACAATCAGGATATATTAAACACAGAGCCGGGATTAATTGACTTAATCAATACCGATGAAATCGATATAATTCTTTCGCAAGCCAAAGAAAGATTAATTGGCGTTGTGGAGAATCGATTAACCCAAAAGAAAGACATGATTAGACTATGTTTACCACTCAAGTTGACAACCGATTGGCTCGAAGATACGGTAGGCAGAAGGAGATTTTTGATCGGGATTACTGGTGATAGTGCGACTTATAATCTTTTGGGTAGCGATGATACGGTTTCTTTTGAGGTAGTTAAAGAAATTACTCTTTCGTCTGAATCGACAACATCGTCTCTTGTCCTTTCGGGTATGTGGAAATATTACAAAATCGAAGAGGTGGCTCTATCGGGGACACTTGATTATGCTTATTTAATTGAAACGTCGTTTGAATTATCTCACCTATATTTGACATTGCACATGATTTATAAACGACTTCAAGCATTAACAAATGATAACTATTCTTCTAAAGCCGATTATTACTTGGAAGTATTTGACAATTCAATAGGTAACCTACAATATTCTTTTGATAGTAACGAAGACGGGGAAATAACTGACGACGATATTTCTATTTCTAATAAGGAAACAACGATATTATTATGAGTTGGATAGACGATAAAAAAATATTAACCGATGCTTTATCTGGCTATACGGAAATACAGAATAATATTAGAACAAAAGAGGCGGCGGAGACAAAAGCGCATAAAAGTTATACAATAACTTTGGGAACGCCTGACGTTAAATCTTTAATTAACCAGGCGTATTTGTCAATAAGGAAAGTACGTTTGGAGATTAATTATCGGCAGAAAGATAATTTGAATTATGACATGAATTGTGAAGAATTTGAGAACATACAAACGACTATTTCCGGGCTTTCTCCGTTCGTCTCTTTCGTGACAATTACCCCGCCGGAAAGATGGGACGAGAAAGTCCAACAATCAACGGCGATATTTGAATTTTATTATGGAGTTAAAACATGTCGTTAAGAGGTAAATATGACTATAACAAAATCTGAAAAATATAAAGTTGGTATTTGCGGAATCCGCGCAATGCTTGACGGCGATAAAGAAAAAGCCATGAAGTTTGAAGAAGGATTACCCATTGATGTAACCGACGAGCAATATGAACGCATATCAAAATTGGGCTGGTGCGATAAACAGGAGGTAAATGATGGCAACTGAAATATTAAGTAAACAAATAAAAGTTGGATTAATCCAGCAATCTAAAACAGCAAACCATTGGACTGCT